TGTCGCGCCCGATGCCAGTCGCACGCCGTTGACCACATCAAAAGTCGCAAACACGCCGCCGTTCTCATTGCCGGCACGCAAGGTGATGTTGCGCGTGCTGCTCTTGTGGACGTAAAGCGAGAAAGTAAAGAGCTGCTTCTCCATGAACTTCAAAATGTCCTGCTGATAAATCTGATGCAGGCCGTTGTTCGTCAACTCAAACAAGGTTGTCGTGGTAAGCGTACCGTCAGGCGCAATCACGTTCGACTGCGGCTTGGCCTGGATGTCGTGGTCGAGCCATGAAATTATCGCCACGCCGCTATAGTCGAACCAGCCCTCGCTGAGATACTGCGGCTCGTAGACATAACCAGTCGCAAACTGAACGACCGCGAGAGCGTTAGCGCCGCTCTTAAGCCATCCAGCAGCAGCGAAATCTTGCGAGTCGACTAACAGGTTCTGTTGCGGCTGCAGGGCCGAAGACTTGGGCGGAAAATAAAACGCGATCTCATTGGTCGTCGAGTTGGCCGCGGCGTGACACTTCCTCATGTTGATGGTGTCGAGATTTTCAAAGATGTAATCCCACACCGAACATGGCAGCAGCTGCACGCCAGAATCGCCAATTTGCCACACCCCCTTGAGCGACAACCAATAGGTGGTCTTGCCAAGCGTGACAACGGCATGTGGCGCGATCGCCCCACAGCCCGTTCCCATTATCGTGAAACCATAAACCAGCGGTGGTCCGATATACGACATCGACCACAGATCACGATCGGTCAGCAGCAGCGTCGTCTGCGGCGCCTGGATGCCGGCAATGATCTTGGAGCCGCGCGAGAGCCGATAGCTGCCGGCCTGATTGCTGACTGTCGCATTGTAGACGTCATAGGTGCCGGCATCGGAAAAACGCACGAGCAGCGGATCGATCTGTCCCGAGCCCATAATTGGCTCGGTGCCGAAGAGCACGACCTGTGCCTGCGGCATGGTCATGAACATGCCCTTGCTTGTTTGCGGCGCAGTCGCCGGAGGGCCCGCACCGACGATCGAGACATTGGCGCCGTTTGTGATCGGCGGCAGATAGACCTGCAGCGGACCGCCAGTCTTCAGCACCAATCCATCTTCGCCAAAATTAGTCAGATACCATGTGTCTTGCTGTGGATTGGGCAACGGGCTGAGATCGGATATCCCGATCACATTGCCCAGCGAAGACACCAGTGCGCTGCCCGTATTGTTCTGTACACTGCTGCCCTCATAGACCTGATGATCGGTGCCACCGGTACCATCGCCAGTTCCCAGCGTGCCCATAGGGAACGTAAAATGATTAGCATCCGGCACAGTGTCGACAATAACTATCGTGCCTACCGGCGCAGTGAAGTTGACCTTCGCCCACGCGCCTGGCATGCCCACCTGCAGCGCTGTGGCCTGCGCAAATACAACCGAACTGCCGATGGCGAGCCCGTGTGCGTTCCAGGTCACCGTGATCTTGTTGACGATATCGTTGGTCAGCAGCGGGATGCCGTAAGTGTTGGTCTCAGTAACGAGCGCAGCATTTGGCATGTTGAAGCTGAAGCCGCCGGCAACGAGACCGTTGACGGTAAACGCCGATCCGGCCGGGATGATCTGTTCCCCGATCGAAATCGGCAGCTGAAATATAAAGTTCTGCCCGATGACAACGGAGCCACTGTAGTTGACCGTGACCGTCGTCGAGCCGCTGGTGACCGAGAACGTCGTTGCACCTACTGGCCCGACCGTAGGAACAATGCCGCCTGACACGCTCACCTGCGGCCCGAGCGCGTATTGCGTGCTATTGATCAAAATCTGCAGACCGAGATCACTGGCGACGAGAAGATTGTTGTTCTCGCTGAGATCGCTCCAGGCGTGCATGCGGCGGATGAGGGAGAGAAACGGATCGATATGCAGCCGCAGCCAGCCGCCCATTTTTTCGAGAAAGCCAAAACGCCAGCGCACAAGATTGCCGGCATACCAGGCGCCCTGCGCTTGGACTTGCGTCGCCTGCGATATGAAGCCTGATTGCGCCTGCGGCTTGACCAGTGCCATCAGGGCGCCCCTGGCAACGCCGCCGCTTGCGGCGCCAAGCCGCGCATGCGTCCCGCTTCGAGCATCACGCCTTGCTTCAGCTGACCATATTGCGTCTCCCAGCTCTGCGCCATCCTCGGATCATCAGACTGCGCGCCAAAGTCACGCTGGTAACCAGACGCGAAAATCATGCAGGCAGCGATGAGCAGCTCAGGATAGGTCACGCTGAGATACGTTTGTGGATTGTCCTCCGACAATGGTAGCGGCCGGATGTCGCCAAGCACCTCGGCGGAATAGGCCTGGTCCGGTGTCGGCATCAAACGGATCACGTGCTGCATCACCTGCGATTGCGGTCCCGGTGGGGGCGGCACAATGGCCGGCGCCTGTTGACCGATCAGGGCGTATTTTTGTGGCACACTGGGCCGAAATGTCGATTGCGGCCAGAAGAAATCGAGCACCTCTGAAGGAATACGCTCCAGCGGCTTGCGCTTGCTGTTGGTGGTGATCGCGCCGGCTGGCGTGCACACGCTGATAGCGCGCATTGCCCTGACCGAGAGCGGCAGCGCGATCTCGCGATTGAACGGGACCAGCGTGATTGGCTGCGTCGTCGTTGTTGCCAGGAACATCAACTCGCGGTAGATGCGGCCGTCGGCATAGAGCATCATCGAAGGAATAATGCGGATGAAATTTTCATCGCTGTTGTTGAACGGCACTTCGTTCAACGTCATTAATGCGGCAACAACCTCGTCAAAAGTCATAATCACCGCTCCCTATGATACTCGCCGAAAGTCTCTCGCGCGGCAGACACGTAAGCGGCATAAGCCTTTTCCGGCGTATCAAAACATCCAAGATACTTTGACTTCCCGCGAAATCTGAGCTGTGGAACCCACTTACGATCAAGCTTTCGGAAACTGACGCCCTTAAACCCACTGGTGTTGTCCTTCCTGATCCGACCATTGGCGATATTCTGCGTCCTGGTAGCCAGACGCAAATTGTTCCAACGGTTGTCTGATTTGATCCCGTTCACATGGTCGAGGTCCCGCTTGGGCCAACTGCCGGTCATATAAAGCCAGGCAAGCCGCGACGCTCTGCGATTCTTGCCATCGAACAAGATAATGACGTAACCCTGTTTGTTGAGATATCCGGCCTTCCTCTGAACCACCTTGCCCCATCGTCCATCGACAAGCCGTGTCCACGCCCCGGTATCGGGGCTGTAAGCCAGCGCCTCTCTCAAGCGCTTCTGCAGAGTCATGCAATCGCCTCGCCACGAATATGCGACCACAGGTCCTTGTAGTTGCCAAAATCAGTTTCGACCTCTGCACGCATGGCATAAGTCACGCCCGGCTGCAGATTACCTACGCGCTGGATCACTGCCGTCGGGTAGGCACTGCCCGCGGTGGTATAGGTAAAAGAAGGTCCCTGCAAACGTGCTTGCGGTGTCACATCTACACCGGCCACCACGGTGATGAACCAATTTGTAACCAAGATATGTTCATTAGGATCGAGATCGTTGACGAGGTCCAGACCGAGAACATCGCTCTCGGTCGTGCTCATCGGATAAAAATCTCTGCCACAGTAAATTGTCGCCTCCTATGGCTTGATCGAACTCCGTCGGACTTCATTTTTAAGTATCTGCGTCGGCTGCTTCACCATGTACACGCGAGGCGGAAAGAAGATGCTTTGATTGACAAACAGCCCCGGGAACACCTGGTATTTGATCAGCGGCGAGAAGAACAGACTCTGATTGATGATGAACGGCGCCCCGACCGTTGGCTCCGCTAGATTGCGATCGTACCAGGAAACAATCGCAAGACCGCTGTCGTCCGGCCAGCCTCGACTGGCGTATTGTGGCTCGTAGACAAAGTGGACCTGGATACTCATCTGTTAGCCCCGAGAAGCCAAAGCTATATACAAGAAGTCAAAGACCATCAGCTGTTCTTCCCTCGTGGATCGTCCCATCCATAGACCGCAACAGAAAGTCGAGTATTGGCTACCGAACTTACGACCGCTCTGACCTGCGCTGCCGTGTCCGTCAACACTGAGAAAATCGCATACGCGCCAGTATCAGTGAGTGGGCTCGCCCTGATCCCAAAACTGCCCAGCGCCACGGAAGGCCCTCCCGTGTCCGAGACTTCCGGCGAGACCAGCCTCGCATAGGTAACGGCGGAGGTTTGATCAATGACAAATGCTTGCAATAGGGCCAAAACCCTCACGCCCGTAGGGATGGATGGCAAAATGTAAGTCGTCGGCGCTGGAGCAACTCCGCTAATGTCCTGAACAGGAACTATCCACTGAAACCTTTCGCCGACCTGGAGAAAGTTTATGAACTGCGACGACGCATTAGTTTTGACCGAGCCGATCCGCCGCCGCTGATTGTAGCTCGCCGGCATCGTCGGAGCGGACACGGAGATAGAGTACAGCACGTCGACAACGCCAGTGTCGCTACGCCGAATTAAATGGACGTGATACCAGGTACTCGCGGCGATCGCACCTGTGTCAAGACCGCCGTTGCCTGTACCGATTACCCACGCGGCCGTCGTCTTGGTAATTGCGGCAGCAAGATTCATCAGGATGGCGTTCGCGCTATCAGCAGCTTGTCCCACCGCGACACTAAATGACGTGGCTGACACCCATGCGAGCATCAATCCATCGATGTAATTGCGGAGAACGCCGATCGGCACATTTGCCAGCACGAACGCTGTCGTGGCCAGTTGTGTACTGTTCGTCCCAGGCGCGGCAGTTGGAGCGGTCGGCGTACCTGTTAGCGCTGGCGATGCCAACGTGGCATAGGCCGACAGATCGATCGACAACGTTCCGCTGACGAGAGACAGCGGTGCGTTAGCGGTGACCACACCGGCCGGTCCAGCTGGTCCCGCCGGTCCTGTTGAACCAGCCGTTCCCGGATTGCCCTGCGGCCCCTGCGGTCCTGTTGGTCCTGTTGGTCCTGTAGCACCAGGCGGACCTGGCACAGTGCTGTTAGCACCTTGCGGACCTGCTGGCCCTGGTAGTCCTGATGGTCCTGCTGGTCCCGCTGGTCCCGCTGGTCCCGCTGGACCTGATGGCCCCGCAGCACCGGGTGGTCCCATCGCGCCCATATCAACGCTAACATCGATAATCGCCGGATCAGACACCACCCTCAGATCAGCCGTGACCTGAAGTGCCGTGACCTCAAGATTGACGATCTCGACTGTTTCCGTCGTCATGTGCTGTCAGTTACATCTGGCGTCACTGTAACCGGGCCGGCGAGCGGCGTTTTCACGGAACCCGAGGGATAGGTGAGCTGCAAATCCCATACACCCGCCGCCGGCAGATTTTTGCTGTCCGTCGCCGCAAGCACTATGTCGATGATGTTTGGAAGCGTAACGACGCAGGTCATCGGAATAATCGTTAAGCCGGCCGGACGGTCGCGTATCTCCGATTTAGCAACCACGCCGGTCAGATCGAGCGGAACATTGCTCGAGTCCGACAACCTGACGGTCAGATGCGAGCTGTCTCCGCGATAAAGTGCCAATGGCAAGCTTGCTGGCTGCATCTTCCCTATCCATCATCAGAATATCTTGCTCTCGTTGATGTGGAACGGCGCCTCGACCTTTTGCGTGAACGGAAACAGCGTGCGGCGTTTGCCAGTCACCGAATCGTAATGATACTCCAGCAGCAGCGTCTTGGTGCGCCCATACAGATCATCGATCAGTGCCTCCGCTTGCTTGCGCTCCGATACCGTCATGCGGATGGCGTTGACCAAGATGTTGATAGCGATGTTGTACACCAGATCGTTCGGCAAACCCTGACAGCGTAAGATCGTCTGCTCGAACACCTCCTTCGCAATGCCTTCCATTTGCAGCGGGTCTTTCATAGCGAGTCCTACAATTGAAATATTCCTTGGATGGACCAGGAAATTATTAAATTGCCGCCATTGGGCGCGATCGGGAAACCGACGACGCCCGTATCCTCGTACAGCACTAGCCGCCAGGTCGTATTGGCCCCAGTGTTCTTGCGATAAATGACAAGCACGCCGATCGAAGGCGCAGTGACGTTGACAAAGACGGCGTCCTGACCAGAAAAGATCGCCTGCGAGCTGACCACTGGGTTGGTGATCTGCTGATCGGTGCCCTGCACACCGGTCAGATCGGTATAGAACTGATGCGCTGCCGAGAAAGTGTAAGCACCGCTAGCGACCAGCGCGACATAGGGTCCGTTGGCGGCGTCGGGCTGATCGAGGCTGTAGTTAGTCATACCCTGCTGCATCAACGTCCGCTTCCAAAGCGGGTAGAAGGAGTTCGACATCTCATACCCCCGCTACTGTCCAGTGCGTGCCGTTGAAGAAAGCAAGCACCTTGTAGGGCCCGCCCCCAGAAATGGCCGCGCCCATCACGTTGGTGGAGCTATCCATGATGCACGCGAGCATCCCGAAGACGGGAGCCGAGAGCTGCGCCCAGGTCGTGGGCTGCAGCAGAAGCGTTGGCACGCCGCCGATGACATCGTACAGCTCGGTGAAGTTCTTGTTGGCCTTGTCGAACGCCGTGCGCAACGGATCGCCGGTGCCATCGCGTGGTCGTTGCCCGATGTTGATCACCTGTTGCATCATCCATTGTCCGCAGTAATGTTGCTATCGGTAACGAAAGTATCATCAGCGGTGTACTTGATCATATCGGCGGTCACCAGCGAGTAGAAGGTCGGCTCCGCTCGCGGCTGCAGGATTGGCACTGGATCGGCAGGCAGCACGACCGGCCGCAACGTCGGGTTGGGCGAATCAAAACAACGCGGACAGCGCAAGAACCCGGTCTTGCGCACTTCGCGGCCGTAGAACTCGGTCTGCCAGCG